ACCTACTCCTTCAACATAGTATTCTTTATTTTTATAGGCCGCTGGAATTGTCCCTTCAAATTTTATTTTTAATCCATTCTCAAACACAATTGATCCAGGTGCTGTGTATGTCTTTTTACCTAATACTTCTGTAGTGATATCAACAGTAGTAAATCCATCTTCTAAATCTTCAATTAGTATATTGCCTTGCATTGATGTATGGTTTCCACATGCGTAAAAGAGAATGTCGGCTAAATCACTGCTTACATCAGATTTAGGAACAGTAAAAGTGACTGTGCCTGTGTCAGCACCATTGTTGGAAACATGTTCTTCATATTGATGTGTAGTGCCAGTAATCTTTTGAGTCTTGATGTAAAAAGGATGTCCTTTTGCATCTACTTCAAATTTGTATGTGTTTCCACGATACAATGTAAGTGTTGGATTGTCTCCTGTGTAGCCACTAAAATTATAAGCACCTGCGGCATTGTTTGTCACTTTGATTGTGCTTACACTACCAGGTTGTGAAATATTAACAGGAACTACACTTGGTCCTAATGGTAACCAATAGTATTCTCTGTAATTTGTAAGTGGGTCAATATCTATAGGCGGTGCCCATGAGTGTGATTGCTGTGCAAAAAGTCTATCGTGATTACTTTTGTCACCTCCCAAAAATTCAATTTGATTTACAAGATCCATGTATGAGCCAAAATAATCAACTGTTCCATCTGGCTTAACAAAATTAGTGCTTGGTTCGAGCTGATAGTTTTGTCTATCTTTGTCTACTTCAGTAAAATATGTGTCAGTAACTTTGAAGCTTGGCCCTTTTTTGGATCCAACAAATCCACTTATTTTTTCTAATTCTCCTTTTTGGGTCCACTGATCTAATGTTGCATTTAAAAACTTTTTATTACGTTCAGTTTGAAATACTTCTGGTAACAGCGTAGTGGTTGTTCTCGAAACCGTAGCCATTTATTAGTATCCCGAAGAGCTAGATGAACTTGAAGACGAACTTCCTGTGCTTGATGAACTAGACGTTGTAGTTGTGGTTGTTGAAGTGGTCGTAGTTGCCCCACCTGATGTAGCTGACACTACATCTGCAGTGGTTGTTGCGGAAGTAACAATGTTGCCACTTGCTTTAATGTTGCCTTGTGAAATACTAGGAATAATTTCTACATTGTCTACAGTTGCACCGCTGATGAATATTTCATCCGAGTTAGATTCAATTTGGAATAATGATCCAAACGAAGCATCTTGTTTGTTCGGCACAATTACTATAGAACTTATTTTTGGTGCTAATGCATTATGAATGTAGGTTGATAATTCTGTATAAAAGAATGCATCACCAAAGCTCCAATTTTCTAATGCAAAATATTCATTAATTGCATCAATAACAGATGTTTTGATATCATTGTCTGTAATTGTAAGATCTGGATTTTTAATAACTTTAAATGTTGCTTGAAGTGTATTGTCTGCGTTTGGTCCAAATAAGAGTTTATATTTTACAGCCCTGTAAACAATTTCATCTGAAACATTTCTATACGAACTTAAAGTTGGATCATAAGATGTTCTCAATGCACCAGTAGTTGGTTCAACAGGTGCTGTGCCTATTTGCCCGTTTTGAATCCATTGTCTGTATTCAGTATCATATGCAGAAGTTAGAATGTGTAAGTCAATCAAGTTACTAACAGATGGGTCAATTCTTCTGTCATATCTTGCGGCGTGTTCATAGTTGTAATTAAGATTGTCTCTTCCTAGCACTGCTTTGTATGAGTCACTAACATCAACTAATGATCCTTTTGACGAATCATACTGTTGAATTGTGCCAGCGTTGAAGAAATGAAATAATTGTCCGTTTGAATACTGTGTAAGATCAACTCCGGAACCTCCACTTGATAGAACAAAATCTGTACTGTCTATTACATCAAAATAATCTGATGCTTTGCTAACATCTTTTTTGAAGTAAACATATTTGGCACTTTGATTTTTGCTAGGATTTACAACCGATAAAAATAAGTCTGGATTGTCTACAACACCATCATCATCTGCATCATTAAAGGATACTGCAACTTCTCTGGTATCATTGAAACCTGTTGAAAGCACTCTATTACCTACAATAGCAAATGCGTAATCTTCAGCAAGTTGCACAGTTGAGTCTGGCATAGAATTAAACTTTAAAACTTTAATTTGATCACGCACTACTTTGCCTGTAGATGCATTAAATATTTTCTGGTCTTCATCAAAGAAAAATCTATTTTTACTTGCTGATCTAAACACATAGCCTGTGTTCCTATATTTTATTGTGTAAACTTTTGAGGTTGCTGTGAATTGTAACAACCAGCTGGCATCTTTGTTTGCATCAGCTGTTGAATTTTGATCTCCAAGATCAAAAGATGCATTTAGATTGATGTTGTCTGCATTTATAAATTGCCATTCACCTGTGTTGACATTGTATGTTAGTCCAAATGTGTTGTAATTTTTGATAGCGTCAATTACAGATGTTTCTACTGCTCTGCTTAAATTGGTTGCATAAGCAGGTATAACCTCTGTGATTATTGCTGTGCTTGGTACTTTATCTGATAAAACTACAGGCCCTGAGCCATCAGTAAAGTTTCCTTTACCATAGTTTGATCCATCCAGTTTAACACTAACGACTTTGGTCCATATTACAGATTGTGATCCTGCATGTCCTACTGCACCGTCCATCAATGTTCCATTTTTCATAAAATGTTTTCCAGATGGTGCACTAAACTTAATCAAAGCACCAGGTTTAACATACTTGAGATTGTTGGTTGTAAAATCACCAACTGCTAATGGTCCTGTCTCTTTGAAATAGCCAGTGTAGGTATTAGTTGCTTCTGTGCTTAGATTCCATGTGTAGGCAGTGCCTGTACTTTGTCTTGTGTATGAATCATAATAAAAGTCACGCACGCCTACAGATTTCAACAGTGGATTAATGGTATTGGCTACTATTCCTGTAATCTCACTGTTTGATGTGTATGAAAAATTTGTTGTTGGTTCTGTTGTTTCTTTGTACACCACTCCTTCATCTGCAAAAATATTTGTTGATGAATACGCACCAGTTGGATCAATTAAATCATAGTATCTTGATATACCTGATGCAGTTCTGTTCACGGCTTTGGTTTTTGCTATGCCTTGGAACTGAGTCAAAGGTACAATCTGATAATCTTCTGCAGTGGTCATTCTGTTGTTAGTGTAATAAGCCTGTGGTGCCTTTGATTTGATATCTTCATTTGATTCGGTTGCAGTTGCATTGTCGACTGTGGATTGAAGATCCATTGTCATTGTTAATGTGTTGATCTGTCCTTTTGCATTCACATAATCAATTGATGCTGTAACGCCTCTCATATCTCTTGGTCTAATGGTGTAGGTATTGTTGATACTGCTTCTATAGTAAGTTCTAAAAGCTCCATTTGGATTGTCTCCAAACACACCATCTGCAAATACTAAATCTACTCGATCACCAGTTCTAGTATTGACGCTGAAAAGTTTTCTAATTGATTCTGATAGTGAGTTGTAAATTACATTGTTACCTGTTACAGCAGGAACTTTTGTCCATTGATTATCTAGTGTTCCGTTTTCAGTAAGATCATACAACCAAACATCTGAATTGTTAATATTGTTTTTGTCTATAGAAACTATTGTGTTTGGTGATGGGTCTGTGACAGTAAATTCACTAAAGCCAAGTTCGCCTTGTTTGAACAACATAAAAAATCCTGTGTTTTCAGATTGATTGCCTTTGCCATCTGCTCTGTATAGAAAGCCTAATCTGTTGCCAGGTATAGGTGCTTCTTCATAGATAAAATTCTCATTTCTAAATGTAGCACTTACCAATTCAAACGGCATAGGCTGTGAATTTATATTTCTGTTAAATTTTAAAATAGGCACATCAACATTTGTAGTAGCAAATTTGTATTGATGTGTAGTAACTCCACCTATGGTATCTTTAATCGCTGGTGATCCAAATTTTTGTGTGCCACTGAGTGCGGCATTCATTATTGCTACAAACTGCTCTAAGAAATTAGCATTTGTTGGATCGTTCCATGTAATGATTGAATTAGAAAGATCTACACCTGCTGAATCTTGCACTGATTCTGTGGTGCTTATGCTTGTAATTTTGATTAAGCCTGAACCTGTTTGATTTCTTTTTGGCACATAGCTTAGCAGTCTTGCTAACCTTAGGATAGAATCTCTTCTTTCTGCTGTGTCAATAAAGTTTTCTCGTGCATTAAGATCTGTTCTAAATGATAAATTTTGTCCAAGATAGGCTATCAAATCAATAAGTGCAATGTACTCTGATGATTCAATATAATCGTTAAAATCTTCTGGATAATTGTTCTGTAGATACTGTATCATAGTTCTACGAATAGTATCAAAGTCATAGGATAAAAAATCACTCTGTTGGAAGGATCTATAGATTTTCTGCCAATCTTGTGATATTAATAAACTGTTTTGTCTATCTGTAGTAGCCATGTTATGTGTGTATTTATTTTAAGAATTATATGCGTACTTATTAGTATGCTGATTCTACCGTTGTGCTTTGCTCAACTTGTATAGGATTGCTTGTAACTTCAAGTCCTGATTCTTGATTAAATGCTAAACTTAAACTTTCGCTGATATTGTATGGGATGTATAAAACATCAAGTGATAGATTTAATCCATACTCTGCTTGATCTATTGCAAGTGTGTCAAGTGCCCATCTAGGGTCTCGACCAACTATTTCAATTACATCTTCTTCTATTGCTTTGCTAATTTCAGAAGTAAAAGGTTCAAACAGTGTGTCATATATTATTGTGCCATAATCTGGCAGTTCTAGTTTTTCACCTTTTTTGATATAGAAAGCATTGAGTAAATCAGTTCTTGCAAGTTCATAGTCATACAATGTGTTGGAATCAAAATCTCTGTTTACACTTGAGAATCCAACATATGTTTTTATCCTATTTGCAGTTCCCAAAGGATCTGAAGTTGTAGTTCTTGTTAGTTTTACCTTTGCCATACTATCCTGCGTTTACGTCTCCTGATCCATTGGCATGTGGATCACCACAATCTGCCAAATCTCCTTGCCTTATAACAAATTTTCCTCCAGCTTTTACAGTGCTTGAACTTTCATTTGTGCTGTTAGGAGCCGCGTGTATGCCAATTCCATGTCCTGCATGTGGTCCATCACCTTTAACATTGATGTCGACGCCATTAACTTTTACATTACTGACTTGTCCGTTGGCTAATACACCTCCTTGTATGTCGCTTACTCCTATTTTTGTTATTGCTGGCATGTTGTATTTAAGTCCTCGTGCTCAGGTCGTTACCTGCTTTTTCATCATTAATAGGTTCAATGTATTCTCTATCTGTTCTATCTGGAGTAACAAATGTTCTTGCTTTATCTTCGTGCAGTGTCCACTCTTCATGCACAGGTACTCTTTTCATAATTGATGCCAGCTGAATTGTTTTGCCGTTTGCAGTTACAGATCTTGCATCTGTTTTGTAAGGAAACACAAATTGAGTATCTGTGTTAGGCACATTGTGTACAATTAAAGGATCATGTCTAGCTGATGTTGGATCTGTTACTGATACTGTGCCACTGTTTAGATTAATTGTTCCACCATCGATGTCAGTGCCTGTGTTGGACACCTGTAATTTGCCATCTGATGATTGTAAACTGATGTCATTTTTTGTTTTTACATTCATTTTACCTTCAGCTGAAGTAATGTGAACATCTTGCAACATGGTTTCAATAAAAAGTGCATCCTGTACTTCAATTTTTGCTTCTGATCCTGCTTTGATTGTAGTTTCTTTGACAGATTCTAATCTTATTGCACCAGTGCTTACTTTGTCTAATTGTTTGTCATGAAATGCATTTGCTTCTGTAGGCACAGTGCCCACTGCTTTCATGTTGATGTTTCTGCCTGCTTCAATGTTGACGTCTCTGTCAGCACGAAAGTTAAAATCGTTTTTGGTATGAACACTTACTGAATCTTCTGCAAATATGTCGATCTTGCCGTCTTTTGTAAATTCAAGCCAAGTTTTACCAGATGCTGATCCAATGTATATTAATCCTTCTGTGTCATGCATGACCATTTGATGTCCTGTGCGTGTACGCAGTCTAATAAGTTCGTTTGCTTTGTTGCCTAGTATTTCATTGTTGACATTTTCTTGGGGTGTGCCATCATCCATAACAAATGTGTGTCCACCTTGACGTGAATTTGCTCTTTTAATTACTTTGCCATCTTTGTCTTGTATAGCACCATGAAAGTTTCCAACTTTTGGATCTTTCGATATTTGTCCTGCGAAGTCGATTGGGCCAGGAGTTGATATGCCAAATACTTGTGATGGAGATTCACGTCTAGCAGATGATGATGTATTGCCACGCACATTATCATTAGCAAGTCCTTGTGATATCAATGTGTCAACAAATGGATGCACTGGCTTGCGTGTAGTGTCTGGTGTGCTTACATTATTTGCTTTGTTGTATTCTGTAACTGGAGTATTTGGAATTTTTTGTTCTAACAATTCTGGATCATAATCATCACTATCTTCATCAATGTTTTTGAGTCTACTGGATGGATTGCCTGGTATCATGTTGTTCATGTATAAGTCCATTGGATATCCAATCACATAACCACGACTAAGATCTCCTTCTTCAAACATTACAGCACATTTGGTGCCTATGTCTGGTGGCGGCATCCACATGCCATATGATTTTTGTGTTTTGCTCCAATCGTTTGTACCTGGCACTGCAAATTCAGATGGTGTTACACCGTAGAAAGGAGTAAGATAACGTACAGTAATCCACGTGTTAGAATCATTTTGATCTCCATCAAATGCATTAACAAACACTCTGATTCTGCCCATGCGTTCATTGTCTGCGGTTGCTTTTACTGTGGCAATGTATAGAGCATGACTGGCAACTCTGTCACCACCTGAAACAAAACTTTGTTGTGGTTTATTTGTAAATTTTTCAGTTGCCATTATCTATTTGCTCCTCCGCCCAATGGCGCATTGCTACCTCTTTTAACCCCTTTGTTTTGTGCTAGAGTGCCTTTTTTAGGGGCAACATAGTTCCTGCTATCAGGATTGTTTCTGCCAGATCCACCTGCACCTGCCTGCACAAATTTGTTGAAAGCTGTGTTAAAACTAGAATTATTACTATTGCTCATTTTGGCCTCTGTTGTTTTTTCTGTTTCAGTGGTGGTGCCAGTCTCATAGGCTCCTGATGCTTTTGCATAATCTTCTTCTGTGGTGTTCTCAATGGTTTGTACAAGTTCAGATTCTTGATGCCGCAGTCTAACCATTTGCAATCTTTGAGTGAATACTCCATCTTCAAAGTTACT